ACTGGATCTTGCCGGCGATCGGGAGGATGGTGGAGGCCAGGTCGGAGGCCTGGCCGCCCACGTCCGCGCCGGACTTCGGGGCCTCGATCTTCGGGGCGGGGACCTCCAGCTTGCTCAGCCTGGAGGTCATCTCCCGGCCGAACTCGTCGGCCAGGCCGAGGGCCCGCTCGAAGTCCTTGCCGAGTTGGTCGGTGCTCCCCGTCAGCCCGATCCCGAGGCTCTCGATGATGCTCATGGTGGCCCTTCGAGGGATACGGCCGCGTTATGCCGATCGCGGAACGCCGCGAACTTGGCCTTCAGTCGGTCGGGGTCGACCGGACCGCGCCGCCTGGGCAGGAAGTCGGAGGCGGCGTAGCGCCTCGCATTCTTGCCGGTCTGCATCACGTTATGGAGGGCGGCGATGATGGCCGCCGTCTGGAGCCACCCATCCGAGTGTTCCTTACGTGAATCGTAGTCGTGCCAGCCGATCAGCTCGGCGGCGTCCATGCGGTCCCCGAGTTCGCCGACGGTCATGCCCAGCCGTTCCGCCAGTTCGTACTGACGGTCTCGGAACGGCCGGCTTACGAGTTTTTTGCCCCGCCCTCGCCGATACCGTTGAGCTTCATCACCTCGTCGGCGATGGCCTGGACGGTCTCGAAACTGAGGCCGGCGAGAGACTCGGAGTCGGCCTCGCCGAACAGGAGCTTCCCGTCCTCGTCGCACGCCGAGAGGGCCACGAGGGAGGCCAGGGCCTGCGGGCCTGTCAGGGTCTCCTTCTTCTCGAGGAAGGAACCGAGGGCGGCGACCGACAGGGGCTTGATGAGGACGTCTCCTCCCAGCTCGGGCCGGTTGACGGCGACCGTTCGGGGCCTGGAGGCGAGGATCTGATCGCGAGTCAGGGGCATGAAGTTCTCCTTGGCTTAGGAGCCCGTGGTGGTCGTAATGAGGCCGCTGATCTTGATGCCGACGTCGGCGGTCGGCGTCTCGCCGATGGCGAAGCCCTTCTCGCTGAAGTTGTTGACATAGCCCGAGAAGGTCTCGGTCGTCCCGGTGGTCGGCGAGCTGCCGTCCGGGTACATGATCTGCCACTGGACGACGGACGGCGCATTGGCCATCCCCTTGAGGGCGATGACCCCCGGGTCGGCCGGGACATTGTAAATGGTCAACGTGAGCCCGCCCGGGTCGGGGATGCTCGGGATGTAGGTCTTGATCGTCGCGTTGAGGAGCGTGGTCTCGATGTCGTCGGTGGCGATGCCGTCCTCTTCGAAGTCCACGAGTTGGGCCACGGCGGTGAAGGTCGACGCACCGACCAGCTTGTACGAAAGCGTGGTCCCGGCCGCATTCAAGGCGGAAGTCTTCGCAGGCATGTGATGGCCCCTTGATCGCAAGGCGATCGATGAGGTGAGGTCGGGTCGGTTGAAGGCGATGTCAGGACGTCAGGGGAAGTAGGACTTGGGGAAGTACGACGGCGGGAAGAAGGCGCTCGAAAACATCGACCCGCCGGAGTTGGGCGGGGTGACCGGCTTCGTGAACGACTCCTCGTAGCGGAATGTGTATTCGGAGATCAGGTGGTGGACGCCCTTGTCGTTGGCGCTGGAGGGCGCGTCGTACTTGTCGAGCTGGTTGCCGAGGATCGCGGCCCCGACGAACGATGTCCCCATCCAGAATTGGACCCGGTCGAGGAAGCCTCGGAGTTGCTCGGAGATGACCTCGCAGTCCGCGTAGCGGGTGCTCGACACGGTGATTTGATATCGCCCGATCGCGATGCCCGAGGGCCCGGAGAGTTGGTGGAGGCGGTCGCCGTCGATCTGGAGGAAGGTGATTGCGGGCAGTGTCGCCCGCTGCGGGATTCTACCCGGGTAGACCGTGACACCAAGGGTGTTCAGGAAGGCCACCAAATTCGCACGGAAGTAGACGGGCCCCGCAGGCGTCACGCCCGAGATGGTCGCGGACAGGCCCGAGCCTGAGGCCAGGATCGCGGACAAACTGACGATCTCGCCGAGCGTCGCAGAGAGGCCCGAGCCGGCGGCGAGCGAGACGGAAATGGGTTGGCCAATCCCGAGGGAAACCGACAGCGACGACGAGGAGGCGAGCATCGCCGCGAGCTGCTGGGGCGACCGGACACTCGCCGAGAGGCTCGAAGAAGCGGACAGGGTTGCCGCAAGCGGCTGCCTGATCGTCAAGGCCGACGAGAGCGACGAGGCCGCCTGGAGCGTGGCCGACACCGGCTGCCTAAGCGCGAGCGTCCCCGAGAACGTCGACCCCGCCGCGAGCGTCGCGGAAATGGCCAGGGCGGAGGCAGGTGACCCGATCAAGTAGGCGAGACGCATGGTCGGGCGACCTCGGGATTAGCTGAAGGACTGGACGAGGGCGGCAGCCGCGAAGCTGGGCGTCACGCCCGACCCGATGGTCGCCGAGAGCGATCCGAACGAGACCAGATTACCCCCGGTGGCGGCGTCATAGAGTCCGCAGGCCACGATGGTCCCCCAAGACGCAGTCGAGGTCGGGAAGGTAATCGCCGCGTTGTTCGAGGTCTGGTCGGACGTGCCGGTCGAGGGGCTGGCCGTCGAGCCGGCCGCATTGGTGGCCGCCCAGTTGGTGGCCGTGCAGGCCAGCCCGACGCGGGCATAAGAGCCGCCCGCGACCTCGGTCCCGCCGCCGGCCTTGGTCGGGGCGACCGTGAAGAGGGCGGCGTAGAGGGTCGTGGGTGGCGTGACCGTGACGCCCCGGAAGTAGAAGTCGATCAGTTTGTTGATCGTGCTGTCGGAGAGCGATGCCATGCTCGGCCCTTTCGGTCAGAGGTAATTCAGCGCGGGATTCCCGGCCAGTTGATCTTCCATCTCGGCCTGGAGTTCGTTCGCGGTCAGCGCCCTCCGCCAGATCTTGGCGGGCCCGAAAGAGCCGATCCAATACGAGTTGGAGGCGTATCCCCAGTTCCATCCGGTGGTCAGGGTCGTCGAGGCGTGGGCGATCGCGTTGATGGCCTGGCCCCAACCTCCCGACGTCCCCAGGCAGAGGAGTGCCTGGGTCGGGCTGACCGACATCGCCGCGAAGAACCACTGATTGCTCGGGATCGTCAGGCCGCTGGCGAACATGTAGGCCGAGGCCGAATTATTCCAGTTGTAAACCAGGCTCGTGCCCGGCTGGTTCCCGATCAGCCCGCAAGCGTTCGTCCCCGTCCCGCCACCGCCGATCTGGTAGAGGAGGCCCGGGTAATTGATCACCAGCGACGACCGGTAGAACCAGCCCGCGACCGTCAGGGCCGTCGTCGTCGTGAGGATCACCGGGGTCTGCATCGTGGTCGAAGGCGTGCCCGAGAGCCCGATAGAGAGCGAGCCCCCGACCCCGGAGCTGGACCAGGCGTAGTGGTTCACAGGCGGGGGGAGCGTCGCGTGGAATTGGCCGGTCGCGTCGAAGAGGGTCGGGCCGCCGTTGAGGTGGGGCAGGAATGGCCAGTAGGCCACCAGTCCCTGGTTCCGGGGGTGCGAGCGGTTGAGCGGATTCGCGGTGACGACTCGCTGCATCGGTCCCACCTCAAGCCGTGATGATGGGCGTGGCCATCAGGTCCAGCGTGTTGCCGGACGACGCGAGGCTCACCCCCGCGCCGTTGGACCAATAGCCGATCTTGAAGAGGCCGGCGGGCAGGCTGAGCGCCCGGACCTGCACGGGAGTCGGCGGCGTGGTCGTCGACCCGAACGTGAAGACGGCGTCGGGCGGCCGGGTCGACGGCGGGGTGGACGTCGAGCCCGTGGTGAACCCCTCGTAAGTCGCCCCGCCGTCCGTCGAGGCCAGGAACCACACCGAGAGCCCGAAGCCCGAGGAAGGCGACCCGGAGAGCGTGCCGAGTATGAGCCGGAGGTCCCCGTAGATCGACCCCCCGAAGGTCCCCGTCGGCGTGTTGTCGAAGACCCCGGACGAGCCGTTGACGCTGGAAATCCCGGCCGTGTTGTTGGCCAGCGTATTAAGTTCGGACGTCAGGACGTGCGAGCCGGTCGAGGCGGATTGCTTGGTCGTCGTGCTCATGATCCGTTACCTCCGGTGCGAGATGCCGCCAGGACTCGCGAGACTTGGGCATAATCGATGAAGGCGGGTTGCTCGGCGAGGGCCTTGAGGGTGGCGACGGACGCGGGGGTCAGGACGCCGGACGCCTGGAGCGAGTCGAGCTGGGCCCGGACCGCCGCGTTGCCGACGTCCACCCCGCCGGCCGGGGGCGTCATCCACTCCAGCACCTTGAGCAGGATCGGATTGGCCGGGACTGGCGGCGTGGCCGACGGGTTGCCGGCTGTGGCCGTCGCCAGGCCGGTCATCACGGCCAGGGCGTCCGAGGGATTGGGGAACGCGTTGTACACGCCCCGCTCGTCGACGAGCCTGGAGACGACGTCGGGGGGCTGGAGTGAGGCGATCCGGGCCGCAACGCCCGAATCATTGCCGGCATCGGCCATCGCCTTCGCGGTAGGGTCGGCGAGGATTGCGGCGAGCAAGGCGGCGTCGGTCATGAGTCACCTCAAGTATTTCCGGATGCCCCGGGCGATCCCGCCCCTGATCGACGCCTGGACCTGGCGGACCTTCTGGCCGAACGACCGGCGGATGAACGGGTTGGGGACCTGGCCAATCCGCCCGTACTCGACATGGCCGACCGATTCGTCGGTGACGATCACCTGGACGTCGAGCGGGGCACCGACGACCACGGCCACCGAGTCCTGGAGGTCGCCGGAGAGGATCGGGGCGTTCTCGCGGACCTGATCCGCGAAGGCCTCGGCACCCTTCTCGAGTTCCTCGGGGACGACCCGGACTTGGAGGTGGGACTTCAGGCCAAGGAGTTTCTTGCGGAGTTGGGGGAGGCCCGTCACCAGGGACTTGCTCATGCCAATTCCCCCGGGTCCATCGCGACGGCCTGGCCGGCGGCGATCATGTCGGCCGCCCGGCCGGGCTCGACCTCGACGCGCGATTGCCACCCGAAGTTCCGACTCCCGACGAGGGCGTTGCACCGTAGCTCGATCAGCTGGCCGGGCTTCGGGACCGGACGATCGTCGGAGTAATTCGGCCGATCGAAGCGAGGGCAGAGGAACGAGAAGTCGGTCAGCGGCGGATACGTGAACCAGGGCGTCTCGTAGAGGTATGGGTTCTGGGTCCGGATCCAGAGGTCGGCCGGCTTGAAGAGTTGGGCCGCCAGGATCGCAAGGCAACTGTCGACGCCGATGTAGCCGCGAGCCCGCTTCAGGATCTCGATCGCCTGCGGGAAGGTCGTGCGGCCCGTCCAGTCGATGAGCCGGGGGTGTTCCGGGATCGTGGATCGGCCGCCCTGGCTGTTGACGACGAGGCCATAGCATCCCCGATCCTCAAGCCTGGCGATGATCGGCGCCCACTCCAGGTCCGTGATGAAACGCTGACACCCCGGCCCGTTCTTCGGGGTCGAGTGCTGGATGTAAATGAAGTCGGAGAGGATGTCCGTCGGCGGTTGGATGAAGTTGGGTACTTCGACCTCGAGCGTGGACGCCAGGAAGGCCGAGCCGTGGTACTTGAGGCGGTGAGAGACCGCGTGGTCCCGGAGCGTCGGGAAGGCACCCGGGACCGCCTGAGTGGGGTACAACAGCTCGACGTGCCTGACGTGCCGGAAGGCCGGGCAGGCCTGCATGGCGGCGATCAGGGCCGGCGAGGAACCGTGATTGATCCAGGCGTGATGGACCGTCTCGAGGGCCGCCTTCTTCTCGGGCGACCAGAACGATTCGGCGTTGATGAAGTCGCCGATGCCCACGTCGAAGGTGATCGAGAATGGCGTCACTGTGGCACCTTCAATTCCGTGAATTCGATCAGGAGGTATGCATTCCGCTCGCCCTCTCGCGTGACGCTGACGACATCGAGGATACGAGGCGGCGTCGAGGGCTGGGGTGCAGATCCGAAGTTGAATGGCGGGAACAGATTGGCG